GTTGGTTATTACGAGCAAGGCCTCTCAGTTCCAAAGGGCTCCATCGCACTCAAAATCCATAAACTGGACCCCGCACGATTCCCACTCGAGGAGCTTTTGTGCATCCCCAGGGAGGGGCGTGAGAGGTGAGCTTTGCGGTACTCCCTATCGAAGTTGCGCTGGACCCAAGACTCACTAAGCGCCAGATCAAGGTCCTGATCGCGCTCTTTTCATTTATGAGCAACCAATCAAGTACGGTCTGGCCCTCGCGAGACAAGCTGGCCGAACGGTGTGGGTTGCGCCCAACACGAATTTCAGAAGTGACGACAGAACTTGCTGGTCTCGGATGGCTCACAAAAGAAGGCAAAGGCGGCTTCTCGAAGGCATCAAAATACACCATAACCGTCCCCATTCTAGGGACTGTTGCAAAGACGCGGACGGTGCGGACGCAAGATCGCAGACCCAAACTTGTTTCTGTAAAGAGTACAGTCCCCAAAACAGGGACGGTAAAGAGGAAAACTACCGTCCCCAAAACAGGGACGGGATCCCGTCCCCAAAACAGGGACCCGCAAGCCCGTCCCCAAAACAGGGACTCGCAAAGAAGTATCCATAGAAGTATCCAGAAGAAGGGAGGGAATAATACTCAATCAAAAAAATTCATCCCCCCCTCGGTCGATGACGTCAAAAAATACATACTTGACCGGGGAGGCACGACCGATCCACAAATGTTTATCGATTTTTACCAGGCCACAGGCTGGATGAGAGGTAAAAACAAGATCAAGGATTGGAAAGCCTGTGTGCGAACTTGGGACCAAAGAGACAAGGAAAAAAAGAATGGAAAAAATCAGCACATGGATGCCCAGACCCGGCAGCGAGCCGCCACCGAGAGACTGCTCACAAAAGAGGCCAATGACAAAACCCACACTATCGAACACACTGATCGCTAGATTTTGGGACCGTATGACCGAGTGCTATGGTAATCTCTGGGTTAATGCCTTTGGCGAAGTCGCGGACGAGACAGGGAATCTGACCAGTACAGCCAGAACCTGGAGCGAGGCACTAGGACCACTTCAAAACAAAGAAATCCATAGCGGGCTCAAAATAATGCAGAGACGGGGGGAGGTGTTCCCGCCTACACTGCCCCAATTCCTGGGCTACTGCATAGCAAACAAACCGCGATCACAAACAGTCAGGGCGCTGCCAGCGGTCAGAAACAAAGAGGTTGCGACCAAGAATCTGAAAAAAATCCGAGGGGTTTTGAATGGAGCAGAAAAAAAAGAAACCAAAAAAAAGAGGACCCAAGAAAAAACAGAACGACGACAACATGATCCGGGGCTACACATCCAGGCGGGGGCTCAAGATCACAATGAACCGACTGCCCGCACCACTCAAGCGGTGGTTGCAGGGGGAGGATGAGTAGCAATGAAACTGGAGACCGAAATCGAGCAGATAAAAAAACGGGTCTATGATCTGGAGAACGAATATGATCTGGAGAACGAATATGATGTGGAGGTCACCCAATTCCCTGGTCTTGTCTCTGAGCACCAGTGGCAGTGCATGGTGATGGAGTGGGCAGAGCTCCAATCCCCAAAGATGCCGGAACTCAAACTACTCTTCGCTGTGCCCAACGGCGGGCATCGTCATAAGGCAGTGGCGATGAAGTTGAAAAAAGAGGGCGTTAAACGCGGGGTTCCCGATCTATGCCTCCCCGTAGCCAGGCACGGCTATCACGGTCTCTTCATCGAAATGAAGTCCGCAAAAGGACGGCTATCTGTCCATCAACAGAAGTGGGCAGACAGCCTACATCAGCAGGACTACCTGGTTTATGTCTGCAATGACGCGGAGAGCTCAATTATGCGCATCAAACGCTACTTGATTAATGAGGGACCATGCGAATTTACATTTTAATCTTGGCGCTGGGACTAATGATCTCTGGTTGCACTTTCTACGCAAGTGTCCAAAGGGAGCGGGTCCTGGATGAATTTGGGATTGCAACCGACACAATCAGTCTAACCACATCAATGGACATGGAGAAAAACCAATGAAAGCACCAGCACTGATAACACTGACCGTCATCCTGGCGATGGCGGGCTGTACCGACGTAACCGTGAACACTGGGGGAGACACCAAGGTCTGCACCGGCAACGACACGCTGAACTGCTCAGACGACAACTCAAACAACGACGACAACTCTAACCCGGGAGACGACAACAATGCCAACAACACAACAACCAACTAAATTGATCGGGGTGATCGAGCAGATAAAAAAACGGGTCGAAGCACTAGAGGCCCATGTCGGTATTCGGCCAGCTCCGTGGTCGGTGGTTCAAAAAGTAAAGGGGAAGAAAGATGGCAAAAGAAAATCTGACGCATAAACAGGAAGGGTTCTGCCGCTCATTTGTGGAGACGGGCAACGCCACCGAGGCCTACCGCCGAAATTACTCGCACATAAACTGCAAACGCGCCACCATCAACAGATCAGCCAAAACACTGATAGACAAGCCCAAAATTATGGCGCGGATTCATGCGCTTCAGGCAATCCATCAGGCAAGGCACGAGGTTACAGTGGATTCATTGACCAACGAACTCGAGGAGGATCGACAACTCGCCAGGGATCTCGGTCAACCGGCCGCAGCGGTATCAGCGTTAAACATCAAGGCGCGTATTCACGGCCTGGACCGTCAGGTACACAATGTTGAACATCAAGGCCTACCGGCAGCAATAAATGTTTTGATTGTTGATAATCATTGACTACCCTCGACATTGAAATACCGAGAAAATTCAAACCATTCATGTCCCCCTATCGATACAAGGTGGCTTATGGGGGCCGGGGGTCAGCTAAATCATGGACAATTGCATCACTTCTGGTGGTGGCCGCCTATGTCAATCCGATCAGGGTCCTCTGCGCCAGAGAAATTCAAAAGTCGATTGGTGATTCGGTTATACAGCTACTCTCAGACACCATTGAACGACTCGGGCTTCAGTCGTTTTTCGACATCCAAAAGACAGTAATCACAGGCACGAATGGATCCCGGTTCATCTTTGAGGGCCTACGATCAAATATAACTAAAATCAAATCGATGGAGGGCATCAATCGGGTCTGGGTTGAGGAGGCCGAGTCAGTCTCAGCGACCTCGTGGGAGACCCTGATCCCAACCATACGAGCGCCAGGCTCAGAAATCTGGGTGAGCTTTAACCCGGCTGATGAGCTCGACAATACCTATCAGCGGTTTGTAATAAATCCGCCGCCCGATTCCTATGTTGTTGCGGTCAACTATCAGGACAATCCCTGGTTCCCGATAGAGCTTGAGAAGGAACGCAAACACCTCAAAGAGCTCGACAGTGCGCTCTATCAACATATTTGGGAGGGCGAATGCCTGACAAACTACCAGGGGGCCTATTACACCAAGCAGCTCGAGGTTGCCCAGGAGGATGGCCGTATCGCCCGGGTCCCGATCGATCCCTCGGCCCCGGTCTCAACCTTTTGGGATTTGGGGATTCGTGATGCAACGGCAATCTGGCTGGTCCAGGGAATTCAGCAAGAGCTCCATGTGATTGGATACTATGAGAATAATAACGAGGGCCTTCAGCACTACATCAACTGGCTACACGACTTCCGGGATCGCAACGACTTCACCTATGCCGATCACTGGGCCCCGCACGACATCCGGCAGCGTGAGCTATCGACAGGGGTATCCAGGGCAGAGACCGCTAAAAAGATGGGGATTCGGTTCAAGATGACACCAAATCTTGCGCTAATGGACGGGATCGAGGCAGTCAGACGCATCTTGCCGCGATGCTATTTCGATAAAACGCGATGCGCTGATGGGTTAAGGGCGCTGCGCTACTATCGGACCGAATATGATGAGAACAAGCGCGTGTTCAAAGACAAGCCGTTGCACGATTGGTCATCACACGGGTCGGATGCCTTTAGATACTTTGCGATTGCCTGGAAGGATCGCAGGGATGTGGCCAACTACCAGCCCGCTGTTGTCAGTCGGGAATGGGAGGTTTTTTAGAAGTTCGGAGGAGCTCACGAAATCAAATTGACCGCTAAGTCATAATGTGTATCATTGGGATTGGGGGACCAAATTTAGGGGATAGATAATGGCCAAAAGACGAGTACAGCCCACCAATCCATACAGCCAGGGCGACTTTGCATCAGGAACCTGGAAGGGCAAAACGATCGGCAATAGAACTGCACGCCAGTGGTATGGAAATTTTAATCGTGTTATTAAGGGCCAACTGAGAGAGGGGAACTTTGCTGGGGCAAGACGAACAGCTAAAGCGCATGGCCTGGACGAGAGTTTGTTGCCAGAGATTCCC